GATGACCCTACTGGGATTGCTGCATCTTTAACTAAGTTGGCTGTTGTGTTCTGGGTTTGGCTAGTCTGAGTAGTTGTACTAACTAGCTGTGCCGTTGCAGTAACCTGTGCAGTGTGAACATTGGCAAGGGTCAACCCAAGTACAATAATTGTACTACCTGACTGTACAGTGTAGAGTGCTTCAGGTGTACCAGAACTAGCTGGCATTACATCATGTGAAATTGTCTTAAAGGTATTTGCCATTTATTTATTCCTTATCCAAGGGCAATAGCTAAAGCTGTGGCCTCATCTGCTGCAGTTAATGTCGTTGCAATTGTACCAGCAGTAGCTGGCAATGTCAAGGTAATATCTGCAGTTGAGGCAGGGCCAATTAAAGTTACTTTGTTTGATCCATTGTCTGAATCTTCAAAGAACTCAAGGAACCCTGCTGATGTAGAACCGTTCTTTAGCTGCACCCCTGCATTTGCTATAGGGGTAGTGAGTGTTTTGTTTGTTAGTGTATCTACAGACACACGTGATACTAAGGTTGAGTTAGCACCTTCTGGTAATAACATAGTGTTTGTAGCACTTGCTGAGTGAGGTTGTGCTTGAACTTTCTGACCGTGGCTGTTGCTCTCACAGTTATAGGTAATAGCACCTGAGTTAGTGTTACCCCGTACAACTACCGTACCTGTACCGTTAGGTGCTAGGTCTAGTGAAGCATTAGAAGTTGTAACAATGTCAGCCCCGTTAAGGTCTAGGTTGCCACCTAACTGTGGGCTGGTATCTTCTACAACATTAGCTATATCTGAGCTTGAACCAGAGCCAGCAAGAAAGGTACTCCTAGTAATTTTTTTAATTCCACCACCTGAAGTATCAAGGGCTATGATTACATCATCATTAGCTGCAGTACTTATCTCTGTTAAATCACCTATTGTACTATTACTTACATCAAGAATGTTTAGCTCTGCTGCAGTAGATGTAACACCATCTACGATATTAAGTTCTGCTGTTGTAGCTGTTACACCAGCAATTAAGTTAAGCTCTGTTGTTGTGGCTGTTACGCCATCCAAAAGATTAAGTTCAGCAGCAGTAGATGAGATAGCTGTACCATTAAAGTTAATAGCATCTAGGTAAGCTGTACCGTCAACAAACAAGTCACGCCACTCTTGACCAGTAGAACCTAGATCAAATGTATTATCTGTGTTAGGAATAATGCTTGAGTTTACATCAGCACCAAACACAACATTGTCAGACGCAGCATCACCCATTGTGATTGTGCCACCATTAAAGGTAGTAGTACCTGTTACTGTAAGATTACCACCAACACCTAAGTTACCTGATATATCAGCAGCACCATTAATATCAATAGTAGTGGCTGCAATCTGTATCTCTGTGTCTGCTACAATGTCAAGCTGACCGTCAGTACTAGAGTTAAGATAGATAGCAGTATCACGAAACTGAATCTTCTCTGTTGACGCAATAAGTAGATCATCAGAAAACTCAAAGTAATCCTCATCCTCCATCCACTTAAACACACCGTCATTACTCTCACCATCAAAGGTTACTGTAATGTCTGTACCTGAAGTGCCATCACCAATAGTAACAGAGGTAGTAGCCAGCTTAGTTATTGGCCCACCTTCACCTGCAGTACCGTCATGTGTGTGACCTGTACTTGCTGCAAAGGCTGCTAAAAGCTGATCAAACTCATCATTAGTATGATCTGCTGTAATGGTATCCCCATCATTATACGTTGACTGTCTTGTGTATGTAGCACCCATCTAACGTCTTGCTCCTAATTGATATTCTAACTGAAACCCTTTGAGGGAGTACGGATTAGTTGTACCACCATCTTCTACCCTTAGTGCTACAGAAAATCCTGAACCTTCTACTGGCTGTCGTACAAGTGGTTGTGAAGGACCACCGTAAACAAATTGTGATGCACTAGCAGCAGTACTATAAACAGCATCACCGTATGTAGCAGCTAATGATGTAGTGTCAAACGGATATACTGCAGGTCTAGCTGAGTCTTTATCTTCATTGTCATAACGTACAATCAAGTCAGCATCAATAGTGCCTTCTGGCTTGTAGTTAATAATAACCCGTTGCATGTGCTTACGAATACCATTATCACCAAAGCTCATGTCAGGGCTTCTATACTTACCTGAGATAGTTACACCATCAAAAGTATTACCAGATTCCTGCCGTTGTATAAATCCTAGAGTATCACCATGCAGTACAATTACATCACCTGTTTCTACGTGTGTATCAGTACAAGCAGTCTGTATGCCAAGTGTCTCAGAAAACTCAAAGGCTTCTTTCTTTAGTACACAGATAGCACCTTTAGATAGTCTTGCTGACTGACCGTCTTTATTAAAGAAAATCCTGTACTGCGTTTTGTCTGGTATGACTACACTGTCAAATGCTGCTGCATCTTTAATGTTCTCATCAAACAAAGACTGAATGTTTTTACTAATTGTACCAAGTTCTGTGTCACCAATACGTGCAGTCGCAGCAACAGTACGTAGTCCGTCAGGACCAAGGAAGATCAAGTCACCTGCAAATTCTTGTACGGTAAAGCTATTAATACAACCAATGTTTCTTGTTACTGGCTGTACTGCAAAGTCACTAAGTGTTGATCCTGTAAGTTTAAAGATTCTGTTTTCACAAAAGATAAACAAACTGTCACGAAAGACTTTTAGTGCAACTACTGTATCATCAACTTTAATGCTACCAGCACCACCACCACTACTAAAGCCATCTTCATTAAAAGGCTCACTGAAAATTATCTCTTGTGGTATGGTAGACTTACCAGCATAGAACATATGATTTCTGTATGCAGCTACAACAGTAGCACCTGCTACGCTACTCTCACTAACATCTGTAGCAGCCATAGCAGCATTAAATACTACAGGGGCATTAATTTGATCTACACAAATAATCTTCTCATTACCATCAAAGTTAAAGCGTTCAAAGTGGTACTTAGCAGCGTTAGTTCTGCCTGTATCTCTTACTGTCCAACTCTCTGATACTACATCTGCCTTAGAATGTGCTGCTGCAGTAGTACTAGAGGTAGCCCTAGTTACACCAGTAAACGTAGTAGAATTAATACCTGTATAAGTAAATACCTCTGAGTTAATCTGTAATGTACCACTAGAAGAAAACCCTACAGTAGAACCTACACTAACAGTACCAGAGCCTGTCATGCCTGTACCTGAAGCAATAGAAAGAGCTAACTCAGCAGAAGACGAAGTAAATATCTTTTCACCTCTAGCAGCCACTACTTTGTTTGCAAAGTTAGCCACTAATAAAGTAGTCTCAGAACTAGAAGATGTAAAAGGAATTACTTGATTAACAAACTTACGGAATCCGTTTATGCGTCTGTAACCACCTTGAATGTCAGGCTCAAAGTTTTCTAGCTCTAGTGCTTCTCCCGGCTGCATAACAAAGTTAGAACGGTTTAAAATTAAACCACCCTCACAGTTAAATGCAACAGGTTGTACTTGTGAACTATCAGGCATTAACTAATAACCCCAGACATAAAGCTAATAGAACCCCGTGGTCTTAGGACAACGGTTGATCTAACATACTCAAACTTATTAATAAGAAGACTCTGCATGTTCTTAATACCTTGTTCAAATCGTTCAAAGTTTAATTGGTACTGGTTTAATTCACCACGGTATTGATAAACATAAGCAGTAGCACCATCTACTATGATAGGTGCAAAACGTTCTGGGATACTTGTAGTATCTCCATGTGCAGATAAATCAGAAGGAAACGTAAAGAAATCAAAAGCTATTGTGTAAGCTTTATCAGGGTAAGGATGCAGTAAGTAATTATTATCAGGTGTCCTTACAATACTCTTAGGTACTCCACCCTGTTCAAACTGTGTAACTGCAACACCACTAGAGTATGCAGCAGCAGTAGTACTGTTAGCACCACGTGTACAACCTGTAATGTCATTGCCTGATACTGCAGTGTAAGTAATTTGCTCATTGCCAATATGGACTGTGCCAGCAGCATCAAGTCCTGTAGTAGAGGTAAGAGTTAGAGTAGTTACACTATTAGAATGAGAACCATTTAATGTTGTAGCAACAACATCATCTTCTTGGTCAGCAAGTCCGTTTTGAATATACTCATTATAATTCAGCGTTGTAAGACTATTACCTGCCACATTTAAGTCAGAGTCTTTTTTAATTCTTGCTGTACTATAATCAATAGATTTGGTGCTTGTAGGAACAGCATAACGGCTTTGTCCTGCTACTACAGCAGTAGAGTTAGTAGAGTGATTAAAAGAATAACCAAACTCTCGTTGATTAATATAACGGATAGCTTCATTGACTGCATTCTTACATTGAATCTGCACACCTCTAGCACTGGTAAAGTTAGCAGAAGTAAGTTCTACCTCATTCATTCGTGTAATAACACTGTTGCTTAATGTAAGAAATGTAAGGGCCATTATGTTTCCTTAAGATGCACTAAAGGGGCCAGCACAAGGCCAGCCCCTAGAGTATATATTTTTATTACAGCAGATCACGTTGGGCTTCAGCAGCCTCAGTGTGAGCAGCCGAAATATCAGCAATTACTGCATAGACACGAAGGCGTCCAGTAGCAGCAGCAGCACCAGCAATAACAACATCAATGGTATCTGCAGCACCAACAAGAGCTAACGCAGCAGCCGCATAAGTAGATGCAGCACCTGTATTTACAATGTTAGCTTCACCGTCAGTACCTTTTGCAAGGTATGTACCAGCAGCAGCATCAAGTGCAGCACCGTCAACAATGTCATCTCCACCAGCAAAGTCAATATTACAAGTACAACTTGCAGTAAAGGACT